GACAAATCACTTTCACCCAACACCGCTGAATGAAGGCGAAACAGCCGAATTTGCAGCAGCGGGACAACTCACGCCGAAAAAGGCGAATTGAAGGAGAAACACCGATGAACATGTTTGCAACCCAAGGCGGCGTCGTCGAACTGTGGGTCACCAAGACCGACACCTACACCTCGACCAAGACCGGGGAAATCTACGCCTCGGTCCAGTCCATCGCCCCGATCCCGGAAGGCGCCCGTGGCAACGCCAAGGGCTTCGAGATCAGCGAATACAACATCGAGCCGACCCTGCTGGACGCCATCGTCTTCGAAGGTCAGCCGGTGCTCTGCAAGTTCGCCAGCGTGGTCCGTCCGACCCAAGACCGTTTCGGCCGGATCACCAATACCCAGGTCCTTGTGGATCTGCTGGCCGTGGGCGGCAAGCCGATGGCGCCGACCGCCCAAGCCCCGGCCCGCCCGCAAGTGCAGGCCCAAGCCCCGCGCTCGGCCCAGCAGCCGCAGGGCCAGGACAAACAAGACAAGTCCCCGGACGCCAAGGCGTAAGCCGTAGGAGGCCGCGATGCTCCGCTATCTCTCGCTGTTCGCGGTAGGTCTGGCCACCGGCTACGCCTGGGGCTGGATCGACGGCCTAGCGGCCTCCCTGGCTGTTTGAGGACTGCACGAATGGAAGGCTCTGTATCGGTTCAAGTGTGCAAGACCTGGGTCCAGAACGCGGACGGCACGGTTGGCTGTACGCACCTTGAGTGGATACAGACCTACCTGCTGCCGCCTGAGGCAGAGGGCTATTTGACTCTGCTGATGGGTGGTTTCGACCCGTCGGCCTTCCGCCTCGGCTTCGCCGGGACCATCGGGCTGTTCGCCGTTGGTTTGGGGGCTGGCTTGATCATTTCCGCCATGCGCAAAGCGCGCAATTAATGAGGTTCCAATCATGGAAAAAATGAAAACCCTGTTCCGCAACGCCTCCATCGCCACCGTCGGCCTGGCCGTGGCCAACGTCTCCTTCGCCGACTCGCTGATCGACGAAACCACCAAGGAAGTGCTGACCCAAGCCGGCACCGACGGCGCGTCCGTGGCCAAGCTGGTGATCGCCGCCGTGGCGGTGCTGGTCGGCCTCGCCCTGGTCATCGGCGCGATGCGCAAGGCCTGACGTGATCTGGTCCCTGATGCTGGGCGCATTCATGGCGTCCGCGCTGCTGACGGGATTGAAAATCGGCCAGTATCAGTGACAGGAGGAGGGGCCGAAAGGCCCCTTTTTTATGCCTCGGTTCATATTGTTGATTATCACGTTGTTATTTGGTTCGGCGGCTCATGCCGAATATTATTACTGGTACATGAGTTATTTTGATAAGAAAGTTTCATCCCCTACGGCTGGCTGTGATCTTTATTTCAGTAGTATTTCTGACAAGTCTGGTCTGTCTTTTGCTATGGAGCCTTCCCCGAATGACCCTGGCAAAACTTTTTATTGCGTTGCAAGGGCTGTATCTACCGGGCGAGCAATATTTACTACTGATGTTTATTTGAAAGGCGATAGGTGCCCGGAAGGCACTGAGTTCGATAAAGAAACAGGCGAGTGTAAGGAGAATAAGTGCAAGATTTTGGCTGGCTCGCTCTATGAAAAAGGCGGCCACCAAGCACCGATTTCCCGCTTCATCAATTACCTCGGTTGTGAGATCGCTGTCAGTTCGATTGATGGTTGTATCGGCCCCGCTGAGGGCGAAGCGGGTGGAACCTTCTGCCGGGTCATCGGCTCGTTCACCGGCAACTGGTTCACCTCCAAGGGCTCCTGTGCCTTCGGCTGCGACGTGGGTCCGGGGGACGGTCCGCCTCCGGGTGGGGACGGCGGCACTGGGGGCGATGGTGGCAGCAACCCGCCCGGCGGCGACGGTGGAAGCGATGGCGGCACCAAGCCCGGTAACGGCGGTGGCGATGACGGCTCCAGTGGCGGCGGCGGTGGGGGCGGCGGTGGGGGCGGTGGCGGTAACAACCCCTGTCAGGGCCATGTTGGCAGTGACTGCGGCACCACGCCCGGCGGTGACGGCAGTAGCGGCGGCGATGGCGACGGGTCCGGCTCCAGCGGCGGGACCGGTGGCGATGGCGGCGACGGCTCCGGCGGGGGAGGCCTGAAAGAGCCGAAGCAAGGCTCCTTCGACAAGACCATCAAGGAATACGACGACGCCATCGCCAAGGCGCAAAAGGACTTCCAGGAACTGCAAGGCAAGTTCGAAAGCGTCCTCGCTTCCAAGTTCGATATTCACCTGGGCACCGGCGGCGGCTCCCTGCCGTGTTGGGACTTTACCGCCCTCGGCCAGCGCTACGACGTCTGCCTCACCCAGTACGCCCAAGAACTCTCCGTCATCCGCTACGTGGTGCTGTTCATCGCCGCGATGCTGGCCGGATGGATCGTTTTCTATCGCTCCTGAGGAAACGCCATGGACATTCCCTTTCTCTCCGACATTCTCGCCTGGATGCAATCCCTCTGGGACTTCCTCTACAGTGGCGTCTATGACTTCGTCACCGACGCCTTTGTCCTGCTGACCAAGATGGCCATCAAGGGCTGGTTCGAGATGCAATTGTTCGTCGCGGAAATCGGCTACAAGGCGTTCCGCGAAGTCGTCGGTGGCATCGGTATCGGCTCGACCATCACGTCCTATTACTCGTCCCTGGACGGCGACCTGCGCTCGCTGCTGGCGTTCTTCGGCCTGCCGGACGCGGTGAACATGATCTTCGCCGCCATTGGTACGCGCTTCTCCATGTCCTTCATCCCCTTCATAGGTAAGTGACATGGCGATCAAGATTCATCACGGCCCGAACGGCTCCTACAAGACCTCCGGCGCGATCCAAGATGACCTGATCCCCGCGATCAAGAAGGGCCGCGTCATCATCACCAACGTGCGCGGCCTGACCCGCGAACGGATCTTCCAGGTGATGCCGGAGACGCCTTCCAGCTGCGACGTCATCAACCTCGACCTCGAGGACCTGGATGACATGGAGAAGATGCGCACCTGGTTCATGTGGGCGCCGCGTGGCGCGTTCATCATCTTCGACGAAACCCAACTGATCTTTCTGAAGTCCTGGCGCGAAGCCGACCTCAAGCGCTTCGACTTCCCGGACGGCCCGGAAGCGGCCAAGGCAGCCGGGCGGCCCATGGGCTGGCTGGATGCCTGGACCCGGCACCGGCATTTCAACTGGGACATCATCCTCACTACGCCGAACATCGCCTATATCCGCGACGATATCCGCATGACGGCGGAAAAGGCCTATCTGCACTCCAACCTCGCCGTCATCGGCATTCGGGGCCGCTACAAGGAAAGCCAGCACTCGGCGCAGGACAACAAACCGCCGGCCCGCGACGTGATCGTCGAGATCAAGAAAATCCGCCAGGAGACCTTCGCCCTCTATGAATCGACAGCCACCGGCTCCGTCACCGACACCATCGCCGGCAAGAGCCTTTTTAGACAACCTAAGATTCTTCTATTCATGGCAATTCCGGCCCTTGCTATTGGGTCTGTGGTTTATGACGG